CATATATTTATAAAAATTTCAAATTTGACAAAAAGAGAGCCGAGATAATTCTCAGCCCTCATTAGTTTCGTTATTTTGTTCTGTGTTTTCCTCACACTCTTGCGCGCCGTCAGTCGATTGGACGTCCGATGACCCAGGGTCGTCCTCAGATTTTGAATCGCAGGTGCGCGTAGTGTGAGAAGAGTCGGTTTCTTTGGATTCAATAGTGATGTTCTTTCCGTGCATCTTTACCCAATAGTCTACTACTTCGCGCGGAATTGGATTCCAGTTATAATTTGATACCAGCGAAAGTAGTACTTGTTTGTCAATAGTTCTTATAATCATCTCATCATTTCCTCAATCAAATCTGCGAAGCTTCTCGCAAAATGTGCTCCAACATAAATTTTATCAAGAGCAATATTTCTTTGTCTTATCCAATCTTCATTAGTCCACTTATTCGGAGTTATCTGTCCATCTTCACCAATACCGCCTTCTGGATATTCAATTTTGAAATTTGACTTGATATATGGTTTGAAGATATTTTGATAATTCTTCTTTTCTTCACTCTCAAATGCTTCAGCAAGTAATAACATCAAATAAGAAACAGGAATATAAATTCCATTCAAGTTCATTAGATGTATTGCAGTCGCACCTTTTGTCATTTCCTTACCAATAGTAAATACATCATCAAATAAAAAATTAGCCATATCTTGAGCAATAAATTCGGTAATTGCTTCTTCATACTTCTTACTATCAAAAACTGCGCCTTCGATAGTATTAGCAATCGCGCCAATAAGTTCATTAGATTTAGTTCTACTCATAATATTATTATAAGTCCTTAGTTTCATATCTTCACCAGTACTAAACCCACCGCGCCTTTCAAAATCTTTACCAATAGTATAATCCTTCACGTTAGAATAGATAATAAATCCTTTATTTAGTCTTTTCAAATGTTCATTTATCTCAATAAAACGCGCGCGGTTCTGTTCTCTACTTGCACCAACAAATCTATCAGAACGTAGCATATCAGTAAGTGTATCTATTTTTAGTCCATAAGTCATAAATACGTCTGGCTTTACTCCAATACCACCAGTCTGTTCAGTACTAAACTTAACATTCGATGAATTTAGACTGCGCGCAGCTTCTGCGATAACTTGAGAGAATGCTTCTGCCATAAGACCTTTTCGAGTTCCTTTTTTGATTGCAGTCTCCATATTGATAGGATTCTTTTTTAGATTTCTTTTGAAATTCTTAAGTTGTTCAGAATCTTTGATAGTCTCTTTCATTTTGGTTCTCAAATTCTCAATTCCTAAGTTTCTCCACATTTGTTGGAGTATATAGGTCTTTTGATTGCTATGAGAATCAAGATATTCCATCAATTCTTTGAAAGGTTCATCATCACTATCCGTCCAAATAGAGGACTTCATTGCTCGTTCAAGTGCTTTCTCTACTATTCCGTCTATCAAAGGACTGTCAAATACAAAATCAACAGCATCTTCAATAGAACTTTCTCCATTGGTTTGCGTAAGTCTATCTAAAATCGCATTAGCAATATTATCCCATTGTTCGCGCATTTCAGTAATCAAATAGCCTTCCATAATAGATGTTATTGTCGTCTTATTCGCGCGCGGGTCGTTTTTAGCATTCACAATACGGTCTATATTACGTTCAAAAATATCTTTCAAGTTGAGTGCTTCATTCAAAGATTTCGTAATTTCGATACCTACTTCTTTATCAAACATATCATCAATGCTAAAGTTACATTGAAAATAGGTATTTAGTAATTCTGCTTCTTTCTTTGCTTCATTTTTTGCTTGCGCGCGAAGTGAACTAGCAATATGGCTTGCTCGTGAAGAAGGTTGAGATAAACCCAATAAATTTTCACCAGCATTCATTACTGCTTTATATCTATCTTGGGCTATTTGATTTTGGCTTTCTGCGAGTTGCTGGTAAAATACAAATTTGCTAGAGAGAGTTTTGCTTTCTCCCATTAAGTTAGCCATTTCATCACTTCCATAAAAATGGGCGGCGCGCAGAGGCGTCGCCCAGAGTCAGAGTTAGTCATCGAGGAGATCAATTAGAATTTGCATATCTGGTCTGACTGCTTTATCAAATTCATCATCATAAGCATAACGCCAAATAAAACCACAAGTAGTTTTATAACCAGGAATATGTTTACAAACCTCATCAATATGAGGGCGTTTATGTCCAAGTTGTTTCATAGCTCTTTTCGCATCGGCAATAGATTCATATCTTTGGATGAACTTTCCATTTTTATCTAATTGAATAATTGGATTTACCATAAAAGGTTCTTGATATAAAACAGGTCCTTTATCTAATTTTTCATAGCTCCAATATATTCCATGAGCAGTTTTTTGGTCTCCTCTACAGCAACCAGCAACATTATCTCTTTCTGATTTACTAGTAAAGAATCTTTCGGCATCCGCCGCACTTGAAAAAGAATAAAGATGTAAGCCTTTCAAATCATATCCATAAACAGGTTTTGCCGTAGAGCGTATAATAGATTCTTTTACTGAATAACTTGGATTTCCACTAAGCCGTTGAGAAATACTAGAAGTTCTACATCCATATTTCTTAGCAATTTCACCAACAGTCAAACCTTCGTTCCACAATTTATTGACTTCTTCATCATCAATATCATAGATACTACCGCCATTACCACCAATAGTCATATTATATCCTTCTTTATAACTATTGTAATATCTAATCCAATATTTCTCTCTTTCATCTAATTCTTGCTCATTACAATTTTCAATAGTTTCAACTTTGAAATGTTCGATTCCTATTTCATTCATAGCTATATAAAGCTTACGATGAGTTTTCTTTTCGCATTCTCTAAGATGCTGTTTATATCGAAATTCCAAAGAATAAGTTGTTTGACCAATATAAATTTTATTATTTACATCATTACTTATTTTATAAATTATTGCCATTATTATTCCTCATCAAGCAAATCTGCTAGCGCACTTGCAGGAGAACGTTCAGATTTTGGTAAATAAACATATCCAAATAAAGGATGCCCTTTCATTTTATCAATCATTTTTTCAATACCACGAGATTTTTCAAATATATCTTTATCCCTCTGACGTAAATCAGCATCCATCATTAGCATAGACCCTTCTGAAATACGTCCGACAAGCATTTGAATCTGATGGGTTGTCAAGTTCTCTCCCTCAGAACAAATAATAAGTGAATTGCGAATATCGCGGCCGCGCATAAATCCAAGATGAAGAACTTTTAGAGTCCCATTTTCGAGCATCTGAGTAGTAAGTTCTTCTGTTGCAGCATCCATAAATGGCCCGAGGTAGGGGAGGAGCTTACTTTGAAGCTCGCCGGGGAGTGCCCCAACAGGAGTAGTATCCCTAACTTCAATGTTATTACGAACCCAAGCAATATTACTAAATTTTCCTTTTTCCATCAATTCGATTGCAGCATGGACGATAGCACTTGTCTTTCCACTACCATGTTTTCCTACAAGTAATTTTACAGGCACACTATCATCTTTTAGTAAATCAAAAGCAAAATACTGTTCAAGATTGCGCGGTTTCATAATTTCTAATGACTTTGTGCCAACCGCACAGTATGGAATCTTCTCAATCTTTCCATTCTTCATCTTGAATTTATCAATCACTTCATCATCTTTATTCACAACAGCAAGATATTCATTCTCAAACAAACCAACTTTATCGCACTTACCTTCTTGATAAATGCACGCGAGTTCATCGTCAGTCAGAATAACTTTCCTATAACCAGTATAATCCATTCAATTCTCCTTATAGCAATTCATCAATATCGTCAATAATCTTTGTTGCCGCGCCGTGAGCTAAAGCGTCCTCAGCATCAATATACCAATCCGAAGCGATATTATCTTCAATTTCCTTTGGAGTATATGTAGTCTTTTCTTGAATGGCAGATACAAAACTTTCAACTTGGTCTTGATAATCAGCAACAGCATTCATCAAATCCAAGTAAGAACCAGACATATTAGCGCTTCCTAAATGGAACAAAAGTTTGCTTGACTTTAGCATATAGCGTTCATGACAGGACAAAAACAACAGTGCCGCAGCACTATAGGCAGTACCAAGATTGATAGCAACGATAGGAGTTTTAGACATTTCAACAACGTCTTTCACAGTATAGAAGATATTCAAGTCTCCGCCAGGACTATTGATATATAGCCGAATAGGTTTACGTTCCTCGACTGGAATCCCTCTGTCCTCTCTATTCCATCTAATCACGTGCCGCGCGAAGTCCAAAAGACTATCATCTACTTCTGATACTAAATTCCACACGCGTTCATTCAAATCTTCATAATAAAATAACAACTCTGGGTCTGCGACTGAATAATTCGCGCGTTCAGGGATAGTAACAAATAAATTGTCCATATTGTCCCCTCCTTTGAAATTTTTATATATAAAAGGTTATAACTTTA